GAAAATGAGCACGTTTACAGCTGAGAAGATACGCGAGGTCCTTGACTACGAACCCGAGAGCGGCGTTCTTAGATGGCGGCCCCGCGCGCGACCACATTTCTCCACACTCCGAGCATGCCAAGCGTGGAACGCGCGATATGCGGGGAAGGTGGCGGGAGCTGTAGATGGTGAGGGGCGCGTGCATGTTCGCCTGGACGGACACGATTACCTTGGCCATCGACTCGCCTGGCTGCATTTCTATGGACGCTGGCCGAGGTTAAACCCGGATCATCGAAATTGCGACCCGTCTGACAACCGGATTGGCAACCTGCGCGAAGCTACGAAATCGCAGAACGGCTCAAATCGAGGCAAACAGCGGAACAATAAGAGCGGCTTCAAGGGTGTGTCCTGGCACAAGACACGAAAGCGCTGGGTCGCCTTCATAGAGCGTGATGGCAAATCCCGCTATCTCGGCCTATTCAATGAACCAGAGGACGCGCACGCCGCCTACTGCGCTGCCGCCGAGCGCTTGTACGGTGAGTTCGCCAGGGTGGCGTGATGACCTCGCCGCGAATCGCCTTCAAGACCTCTATGGAGCTTACCGGCATGGAGGAGCTCGGCGAGCAGTTCACCACGAACGGCCCACGGGAAGCGCGCAATATCGCTCGCCAAGCGGTGCATGGGCTCGCCGTGCGGGTGCGCGATGTGCTCAAGCGCCGGGTTGCGAAGCGCTCCAAGGCATTGATGAAGTCCATCAAGGCGGTGCGCCGGCGCGGCAAGCCAGATTTTCCGGTCTCCGAGGTGCGCCTAGGCTCGAGCGCGCCCTATGGGTTGATGCTCGAGTTCGGCACGTCCGACACGCGGGCGCAGCCCTATATCGTGCCGGGGGTCGAGGAACTTCGGATGCAGGTGCCACAGCACTACCGGGAAGAATTCGGCGCCAAGTACGAGAAGGCGATGGCGCGCAAGGCGAAGGCCGCGGCGAAGGCGCAAAAGCTGTGAGCGGTGCCGCTTCCGTTGCCATTCAGCAGTCGATCTTCACCAAGCTGCGCGCGGATGCGCCGATCGGGGCGCTGCTGCCGACGAGCCTTTTTGATGGGGACGCTGGCAAAGCCGTGTACGACCGGCCGCCGGCGTCCAATTATTCCGAGCTCGCCGTCGGGGTCTTTCCCTTCGTCGTGATCGGCGATGACACGGCGGCCGAGTTCGACACCGACGATAGCGAAGGCCAGGAGACCACGGTCACGCTTCACGCCTGGAGTCGCTACCCGGGCAAGAAAGAGGTCAAGCAGGTGCTGGACGCGATCTATAACGCGCTGCACAACAAGTCGCTTACCGTCACCGGGCAGCTCGTGATCTTCATCTTCTTCGAGTTCATGGAGACGATTTCCGACCCGGACGGGCTCACGCAACACGGGGTTATCCGCTTCCGCCTTCTCACGCAGGGAACCTGATCCACCACCGCCCCGCGAGGGGCTTTCACAAGGAGTAGAACCATGCCCTTGCAACTTCCCACGAAGGCGCGCTCGATGACGGTCAAGCGCAACGCGCTCCTCATCGCCTCGGTGCGCACGAAGTCCCTCACCATCAACGGCTCGCCCATCGATATCACGAACGATGACGACGCGGCCGTGCGCAAGCTGCTGAACGAGCCAGGGCAGATCGACGTATCCATCTCTGTCGAGGGCATCCTGAAAGACGAGCTGCTCATTCAGGAAGCGCTCAGCGCGGTGGACCGCGTGCAGGCGACAGAATTCGGATGGCCCGGCAGCGTGACGCCCGGCAAGCTTGCGGGCGACTTCGCCTTGACCTCCTTCGGCGTCAGTGCCGAATACCAGGGGCCGGCGACGTTCTCCGCGACCTTCGAATCCGCGGGCGTGGTGGCCTTCACTGCGGCAGCGTAGCCATGAGCCGGGACTTCGAGGAGGTAGTCCTGAGCTGGAACGGCAAGGAGTACAGGCTCCCGCCGGATCAGGTCCTGCCCTGCATCGCCAGGATTGAGAACGTGCTCACGCTCGGCGACCTGGCGCAGGCTTCGCTCGGCAAGCCCATGCTCGCCAAGCTCTCCATGGCCTTCGGCATCGCGCTACGCATGGCCGGCGCGAACGTCACCGACAAGGAGGTCTGGGAGGGCATGTTCTCGCGCAACGCGAAAGATATCGTCGAGCGCATGCAGCGCAGCGTCTTCGCGCTGCAGTCCCTGATGATCCCGCCCGAGCATCTGAGAGGCGAGCCTGGAAAAAAGCCAGAGGCGGCGGGCAGGCGGGCGGCCTCGTCGCGGCGGCGTACAAGCTCGTAATCGGGCAGGGCTGGGTCACGCCGGAGCAATTCTGGCGCATGCACCCGACCGAAGTGTGGTGGCTGATCGACGCGAAGCGTCCTCCCAAAATGTACGGGTCCCTCACCGAGGATGAAGTGCTCGAGCTCTACGACGAGCTCGAAGCAGCGGGCGAAGACCTTAGCGACTGGAAAGGATTCGAATGGCTGAAGGCACGGCGATCGGCGCACTCGCGGTAAGGATCGGCGGCGACGCCTCGGGGCTGATCTCCGAGCTTGCCAAGTCGAAGACTGCGCTCGGTAAATTCGGCGCCGCAGCTGTATCGACGGCGAAGAATGCGGCGCAGATCACGGGCGCCGTTGCCGCTGCGGGCGCGGCGATCTTCGCTTTCACGAAGAACGCGGCCGACACGCTCGATCAGCTGGGCAAGATGAGCCAGCGCGTGGGTGTCTCGGTCGAATCGCTATCGGCGCTGAAACACGCAGCGAAGCTCTCGGACGTGTCGATCGAGGATCTCGGCACCGGGCTGAAGAAGCTCGCGCGCAATATGTCCGACACGCAGGCCGGGACTGGCGATGCGCGCCAGGCTTTCGCCGCTCTCGGGCTTTCGGTCATCGACTCCAGCGGAAAGCTGAAGGGCACCGACGCGATGCTCGCGCAGGTCGCGGAGAAATTCGCCGGCATGGAGGACGGCGCCGGGAAGACCGCGCTCGCCATGCGCATCTTCGGCAAGGCGGGCGCAGATCTGATTCCGCTGCTGAATCAGGGCAAGGCTGGTCTCGCGGAGGCTAGCGCCGAGGCCGAACGGCTGGGGCTCGTGTTCAGCACGCAGGCCGCGAAAGATGCCGAGGTGTTCAACGATAATCTCACCAGGCTCAGCGGAGCGGTCGAGGGCGTGTCGATCTGGCTTGCCGGGCCGCTGGTGAAGGCGCTCGGAGAGGCATCCAGCGCCATGCTCGCGGCGCACCGCGAGAGCGAAGGATTCTTCGGCGCGCTGGCCCGTGGCTGGCAGGTGCTCGTCAGCGGAGACGATGCCCACAAGCTCAACGTCCAGATCAGCGAAACCACGGACAAGCTCGTGCGGCTGCAGGACATCGGCGATGAGTTGCGGCGCTTCCCGCAGACCCCGATGAACACGAAGCGCATCGAGGAGAACGCCAAGGCCATCCAGCAGACCCGCGAAGAACTGGAAAAGCTGATCGCGATCAAGCCGATTCTCGCGCCGGAGCCGCCCACCGCGAAGGATGGCGAGGGCAAGAAGCCAGCGCCAGGACTGCCGAATGAAGATGCGGCAAAACAGGCGGCGCAGCGCGAGCAAGAGGTGCGCGACGTGCTCCACAAGGTGCGGGAGGAGGACGATAAGCGCGAGCTCGAGCAGGTCAAGCTTAAGATCGACGAAAAACAGCGCATGGAGAACGAGGGAATGATGGCGCGTTTGGCGGCCATCGATTGGGAACAGGACCAGGCGATCAAGGCGGGCGAAGAGGAACTCGCGATCCAGGAGGGGATCAACCAGAACAAACGCGCGCAACGAGAGCGCGAGAAGGCAGCCAACGAGCAGTTCTGGAACAACCTCTCCGGCCTCATGAACACGGGATCGAAGAAGATGTTCGCGATCGGGAAAGCCGCCTCGCTAGGCCAAGCGGCGGTGAAGGGGGCCGCGGCGGTGATGAGCGCTTGGGAGGCCGGCATGTCAGTGGGCGGGCCGTGGGCGCCCGTGGTGGCCGCCGCCTACGCTGCTGCGGCAGGTTTGAATGCCTTGAACATCATGAACAATATCCGCTCGCAGCAGTTCGGCGGTGGTGGCAGCGGCGCGGCGCCGGTCTCGTCATCGCAGGGCTCGAGCGGCATTTCCCCGGTAGGCGCGGGCGGCGCCGGCGAACAGAAAGCCCGTGGCCCCGACACCTTCATCCAGATCCGCGGCGACGACATCTTCAGCGGCCGTACGATGGCGAAGTTCGCGGAGCGCTGGAGCGAATTCAATCGAGACGGCGGTCGCACTGTGGTGACGGTGACATGATCGTCTACACCTCGCCGTTTCTGCTCGCCGCGGCGGCGGCGGGGCAGCCGCTCACCAACCCGCGCATCGGCTACCAGACCTGGCTGCGCGATCTCGCGGCCTCTGCCGTCACGGTGAGCGGCGAGACCGAGGAGGGGCCGAAGGACATGCCGCTGCGGCCGGATACCGCCACCTACTGGCGGCCGCCGGCGCTGCCGGCGACGTGGATCGCCGACCTGGGCGCGACGCGCGACGTGGACTACGTGGGCCTGGTTGGCTCGCTCGGTTCCTCTGGCGCTTCGGTGCTGGTCGAGACGAGCATCGACGACGGGGTCTGGACGGTGTTGGGAGCGGAGGCATTGCCCGCGGACGATGCGCCGCTGCTCTTCCTCGACGCTTCGCGCCAGGCGCGCAAGGTGAGGCTGACGGTCAAGGGGGTGGGCGGCGCGGTGCCGCGCATCGCCTCGGTCTACGCGGGCGAGATCCTGGCCATGCCTCGCGCGATCTACGGCGGGCATGCCCCGCTCACGCTCTCCAGGGTGACGGCGCTGAGCAACACGATGTCGCGGGGCGGGCAATTCCTCGGCCAGGAGATCCGACGGCATGGCGTGCAAGGTAGTGCGAGCTTCCGCCACCTGACTGCCGCCTGGTATCGGGCGAACTTCGATCCGTTCGTCAAGGCGGCGCGCAATTACCCGTATTTCTTCGGCTGGCGGCCGGAGACGTTCCCGCTCGAAAGTGCATACGTCTGGACGACCGAAGACATTCAACCGCAGAACATGGGGCTGCGGGATTTCCTGCAGGTGTCCGTGCCGATGATCGGCATCGGCCACGCATAACGAGGAGCATCAATGATCGTTTCTGAAGACGGTATCGTCGCCGGGCTGAAGCCAGCCGCGCGGTTCGTGAAGAACGCCTTCACCGGCGAGGCGGCAGGGCAGTGGCACAACCTCGGCGTGGTCGCCGGGAATCCAGGCGTGTGGACGCTCGGTGCGCCAGGCATGGCCGGCGCCGCGGTGGTGGCCAACGCGCTGGGCGGCGCGCTGCGCTTCGACAATCCCACCAGCGGGGAAGCGCGCCTCGCGAAGCTCGTCTCGGAGCTCGGCGCCAACATCGCCGCGCTGATGGTGTACGACCTGCTCTGGTATCAGAGCGGCATCGCCGAGGCGACCACCACGGGGCAGACGATCAACTCGGTGGCTCTGCCCGCGCGCGACATCGCCGGCAGCGTGAACGGCGATGGGGTCGAGGCCTGGCTGCATTGCACGACGGTCTCGGGCAACGCCGGCGCGATCGCCAACACCACCCTAGGCTACACCAACCAGGCCGGCACCGCCGGCAGGAGCGCCGGGCTCGCCTACGACTGGCCGATCAGCGCGGTCGCCGGGACGATGGTGCCCTTCGGCCTGCAGGGCTCGGACCGCGGCGTGCGCAGCATCCAGACCGTGACGCTGGGCACTTCCTACGTCAGCGGCCAGGTGGAGCTGGTGATGCTCCGCCAGATCGCCACGATCCACGGCAGCGACCTGCACGACTGGGCGCGGCTCGGCTTGCCGCGGTGCTTCGACGACAGCGCGCTCTACCTCGCGGCACTGCTCTCCGGCACGGCGGGGGGTGTGACCAATGGCGAGGCGAACTTCGCGCACGGCTAGATGAACTACGCGGCGCACATTGTCGCGCTGACGCCGGAAGAGCATTACGTCGCGCATCAGCTGCTGGTGAAGATACACCCAGGAGTGAAGGGTCTGATATTCGCAGCCATAGGT